CGGCGCAGAAGCAGGATCTGCTGACATCGGTTTTTCTATTTGTGAATTATCTACTTTCGGTTGATCCATTTGTTTTTTATATATTAATAATCATATAAAAATATATTATTATTATTATTATTATTATTATTATTACCAAAAATGATTTTTGAATCAAATTGCAAATTTGTATCCAGTAGAGGAATATTAAAATCGTGTATTATTCGTCCAAATCCACCAATATCAAGTTGTGCAACAAATACGCAATATTTAAAGGACTTTATTGCAAATCAAGAAAGATATGAAATCAAAGTTCGAGAGATTAGTAAACTTGAAAATACTCTAGGTGTAAATCTGGATAATAAAATACCTGTTTCAATATATGTTTGCTGTGATGCATTAAACATGTTTATCAAAGATATTCTCCCATTTATTCGTATTCCGTTTTATCTTGTATGTGGTGATGGCGATTTGACGGTATACAAGGAAGCGGTTGCAAATCCCAACCAATTTTTAATGTGTATTTTATCTCCGTTTCTTCGCGGATTTTTCAGTCAAAATATGGATATTCAAGACTGTCGCGACTTTTTAATAGATAACATTACAAAATTATGGTTTGCAAAGGCACCAATCATGCGTAATGAAAATCAAATAAAAATACCAACAACGCTACAAGAAGCAATTTCATTTTATACTACTAAATTGCGACAAATACCTATCGGGTTAGATTATCATACAATATTTTCAAATCCGAATCATAATTGGCGTACTACGCGTGATTGGAATAATGGAGAAATGGTATCTGTGCATGAAGGAAATACGCCAATCGATCAAGAATCGATATTGGTCGAGATTCGAAAAACGATGCGTCCTTTTTATAAAAGAGAATGTAAAATTTACTCGAATGTTATGCTATGTCCAGATAGATTTAATGACCGAGTATCTGCTGTAACAAAAATACCGAATAACGTGTTATATCAACAAACACATTTTGTACCAAGAACAACTACATGGAAAAATACAACAAATTTTGCGTTCGTTCTTTCTCCTTTTGGTAATGGAATGGATTGCCATCGAACATGGGAAGCACTTCTTTGTGGTTGTATCCCCATCGTTCGAACGTCCGTTTTCCGCGAATTATTCTACGGATTACCGGTTTTAATTGTTGAAGACTGGAGCGAAATAACATTTGAATTATTGAAAAAAACAATACAAGAATTCAAAGAAAAGCATGATAAGTCCGAATTTCAATACGAACGTTTAAATCTTGCATATTATACAAAATTATTTACTTAAAAGCCACTTTATAATGGAAAATCCAGAAGATTTGTCTTTTTTCTTTTTGTGTCGGTGTTGACTCTCTTTATCGCTATCACTTCCGCTTCCGCTCTCACTTCCACTATCACTTCCGACGTCGCTTCCTCCGTGACTTCCGCCGTTACTTCCCCGATGATTCCGTTCATTCAACCCGAATTTTGTCTGCATGGGAATATTAATTGCAATATCTGGTTTATATCCATTTGTATTATTTTCTATAAATGGAATATTTCCGGAAACAGACCCCCCACCCCCTCCTGTATATCCAGGCTCTGCTCCGAAATTATAACCTTGCGCCATAGATTGCAGTAAAAGTGATTTAGTTCGATAACGAAGATGATCGCGCTCATAACCTTTTATTTTAAATAAATCTTTCCCATAAATCTCATGAAGAATCAACCATTCAAATATACCACCGGTATAAATATATACATTAGTAAATCCTAATTTCACAAGTTGTTCATATTTATGTAATATAGTAATATCATTTGAGTTTTTTCCATAAACAATTATCATTATATTCGGATTGTTCGTTATACAATCATTTATAATTTGCTCTTCTTGTCTAAAATCGATCGTTGATTGAATTAAACAATGTTGCATTCTCTCGGGTAATGTGTTAATAAGTAATACAGAATATGCAATATTTATATTTCTATATACAACCATCTGAATATCTTCATAACTAACTTTTGGAACGAGGGACACCTGATTTCCCATAATTATAAAACAATCTATGTAATTACAATAAATAAATTCTTTTTATTCTTTAATTGAACGATAAAATAATATTTACGACCTCCTTTTTTATACCCTTTGTTGCAGAAACCGATAATTCTTCACGTTTTTTTCTATGTTTGGTTTTTTTTGCTGAATCGACTGTTTCCGCGTCTTGATTATCATAATTAATATTCTCACATTCTTTCTCGTGTCCTGCTTCATTATCAGCATCGATGTCAGAGGTTACCAACTTGATCTCACAACCGTCTATTGTTGCCGACGATGTATGGTGTGATTTTGCCGCTTTTCTAGATGTGTTGTTCCGAATATTCATATCGGTTTCAATCGCGGTGTAATTTTCTTTTATATACCGTATCACTTCGTTTTCTATCGACCATTTAAAGAAATTTAATTGACCTAATGTTGTCTGTATGTATGTTCCGTTTTTATATGGTACATTTATTCTATCCCAACGACAAAATGGATCAAATCGTTTTTTAGAATACGCTCGGAGTTTTAATTTATAGTCAACATATACCTTGAAACGCTTTGGTGTATTTGTATTTTGAATATCATAAACAGTATAATGTTTCTTTGCATAATTTGTTGCAAACCAGTCAAGAATTCTTAGTGAAATACATGTTTCACCATTAATAACTGAAAGCATCTGCTCCATATGATCATTTTCATTATAAAACTTAAGTACCTTATGCAAAAGTAAGTCATTCTGTGTATTGTAAATAGAAGTAGAATGTACGTTATTATTTTTTATAGGTGTCTCTACATGTGACGATGTATGCTGCTGCTGCTGCGCCTGATGCAGGACTTCGCTACCGCAAGTTGCGTTACCAGATGAACCCATCTGAAATATGTCGTTATTCAGTTTAATACATGCAAGCATTTCTTATAGTCTTTAAAAATCATATGTATACATAGAATTTAGTATTTAAACTCTTTATAGAGTATACGTTAAATTAATATATAAACCCAAATGAATAATGTAATATAGTAATTTCTTTTCATTATACGTATAATGTCATCATCAAGTGATACAGATGTTGTAGCCCAGATAGAACGCGCTGATTCGGTTAGTTCGTCGCTAGATAGTCCTTCTTCGAATAGTCCTTCTCTAGATAGTCCATCTCCGAATAGTCCATCTCCGAATAGTCCATCAGAACCGGTAGAAGGATTAGCTGAAAATATTGATGTTGAATCTGATAGTTCCTCCGTTGTTTCTGCGAAAGAACAGACGTTTAAGCCATCATCTATGAAAGACGGAAATTACGTTTATTATTTTACTAGTTCCTTTGGTGTTGATAAAGTCATGACTTATCTATACCATACGATAGAGAATCTAACACCGATTAACAGAACGAATAACATTCAATTTCATATCACAAGAACACCTTATAAATACGATGCAAATGACGTAGGTTATGCAAGTATCGGATTTGGCACTTATAAATATAATTTTAAAGGACATATCTTTGATATTGAATATATTCAAGAAATTAAAGCTGTAGGCACAGATGATGAACCAAAAAAGTTTAAATGTCTTACAGTTTTATCATCATCTTGTGAGATGTTTGACCAATTTTTCAGATGTGTTTCAAATCATAATGACGATAGTGAAATTGACGAATGTAAGTTGAATGTTTATATTATGAATAAATATGGCGAGTGGTTGAAATATAATAAGATACCTAGTCGAACGTTAAAAACGGTATATTTTGACGATAAACTCAAACAGAAATGTCGTGATGATATTGCAGATTTTCTCACGAAGGAAAAAGAATATCAAGAGTTTGGAATTCCATACAAAAAGAATTATTTGCTTACAGGTATTCCAGGTAGTGGTAAGACAAGTTTGATTAAAGCGTTGTGTAAAGAAATCGGGCATCATTTGTGTATTTTCTCGATTAATCATGATGTAGATAACCATACTGCATTATGCGCCTTTCGAGATATACCTCCAAAGTCGATCCTCTTGATTGAGGATATTGATTGTTTATTTGAGAAGAGGACTGGTACAGATGAGAATAAACATTTCACTTTTAGTAATCTCATCAATTTACTTGACGGAGTTCTTTCCCGACAGGGTCTTATTACATTCATGACAACGAATCACCCAGAAAATATGGATCATGCATTATTGCGTCAAGGGAGAACCGATTTGATCATTCATATGAATTATCCTAGAAAGATAGACGTTAAGAATTTATTTCGAGACATCATGGTGAAATCGTCTCCATCTGTAGATGAAATTGATAAAGAGTTCGATTTGTTTTATGGGCACATTCAAAAGAAAACAATTACGATGGCCGCGATTGTCAATTTCCTCTTCAGGTTTAAGAAAGACTGGCAGGAGAATATTAACGAATTGCTTGACGCAGATCGATTTATTAAGGAAGTTACGAAAAATATAGAAGACAGTAAATTGTACGCGTAGTATACGTAGTACGCGTAGTATACGTAATAAGTCCGGGTAATAAATAATATTTATAATTACTATATAAGTATGAATATTATAGTTGCGGATAGTATACATTATTTACACATATTATTGGTAATATATGTTATATCAGGTTGGATTATAACTCCAGTAAAATGGATTCATTTTTATATCTTATTTGTTATTTTCATTTTATTAGATTGGAATGATTACGATGGCGAATGTTTCTTAACAAAACTCGAACATCATTTTCGAAATAAATCGCGGGATAGTTTACCTGCGATCGAAAATGATAGTATATCTATAAATACTGAAAATGGACAACCTGAATTTTTTAGACCATTAATAAATAAAACATTCAATATACAAATGTCGTCACAAGACGCTTCAAAACTCAATTATTTTGTCTTTGTTTTTGGTATTTTACTTGCATTTTTGAGATTATTACACCATCATAATATTATGAAATACCGTGTTTAAAAAGGTGGAAAGTCCTGAAAATTGGGCACCATTTTATCACAACTGTATTTTTACCTTTGAGAATTCCGATTAATTCGCCAAAATAAAATGTTTAGGTATAGTATAATATAAAATGCCCGAATTTGAAACCCTTGACTTTTCCTCCACCGCCGAAGCTAAGCTCAGCTTTCCTTCTTATTCGCAAATCCGCCCCCACTTGGTTCAACCTGCAAAAGATGCAATCAAGGTGATTAACGGACTTGCTCCCGCAATTTCCGCTTTTCGCAAATAAATTATTCCTTATTCATTCTAGTTTCTGAAATGTAAATTGTTTACCCATTCGAAATCTCTCGGAATCCATATTTCCACGCTTCAAATTACAGTCTAAACATGCAATAACTACGTTCGTATGATTATGTCCATAGTTATTATCAATTCTATCTAACGTCCATTGCTTGCGACACATCACTTCCTTATACGTCAACATACAATTCTCTCGACAATAATAACAATATAGCTCGGAATCGTGTATAAGTGTTATAATTTGTTCGAGAGATATCGTATATCGATCATCATATATAGAATGTAACTTATCTTGATAAATATATGCCTTTCGTTTATTTTCAATCTCTCGAACAATATGTTTTAAGGCCTCGGTTTTATCATCTTTCGGTGATATTTTTTTAGTAGATATTATTTCTGGATTATATTCCTTTAATAAAGACAATCCGAGAGATTGGTCGCTATAATATATTTCATCTATACATTTACTGTTTTTTGTCGTCTTTTTTTCGATTGCTGTATTTGGATCTATTTTCTGTTTCATTCGATCCTGATTTCGTTTCCCCAGAATATCTATTTTTTTCATAGCAGTTAATCGTATTTCAAGTATAATATATCGTAATAGCATAATCAAATAAAAAATATTATTATTTTCAACGACAATTCTTGTCTTACTTCACATAATTTAAATACTAATACATTATTATTAAATATGCCGTTGTAAATGAATGCTCAAAATTATGGTTTTATATATAATGAATTACTTATTGATACATCAGCCAATACGCTTGTGAAACGAGTTCGTACAGATATAGAAGATGAATTAGTTCGTGTAACTGCAACCCAAAAATTATGCAAAGAAATCTATTTTTATAAATGCATTCAGAGATATAATCGAATTCCGTATCCGTTTGTAATGCCGCGTTTATACAATATGTCACCGTCTCCTGGTAGTAATCCAGAACTGTGCATACAATATTTTCCAAATCATGAACCGATTACGGATAGATTTCCATACTTTAATAAGATAAAGACGAGAGAAATTGTTCGAGAGATTCTTGATCATATAAGGCCATTACATCGGCATTCACCGTATATAAATCTCTCGAACATAGAATATAAAACTGCAATAAAATCAGAAATAACAGATAAGTTAATGAGTAGGTATTCTTCTGTAGAGTGGACAATATTATATCCGGAGTTCGAGAGAATAACCTATGTAAACGAAGTTCCGGTCCGACCATTTGTTGATTATGTGAATATCATACAAAACCGTATTTTTGATATTATTGATAATATATCCAGCAGAGGAAGCCAAATATCATTTTCATATATTCATGGCGATATTCATCTCGGTAATATTCTTGTTCCAAAGACGGATCGTACTATAAAATTCGCATCATCATTAGCTAAATATGTTTTTATTGACCCGCGTGGTTATTTTGCATCATATGATGTGTTTGGAGATAAACGATATGATTATGCAAAATTATTATTTGGTATATCCGGTTATAGTAAATTTGATCAGATGTGTATTGATGATTGTGATATTAAACCACTTCAGGCATCATTATATTCATCTAAACAGGACGCGACCGTTACATGCTTAAACATTAATATTCCGTTTATTGATGATTATTGCAGTATATATAATACGTTAGATACGTCGGAGTGGAAAAAACATATCCCAGAATTTGATGAGTTGACTATTCTTTTTTCTTTTACAATATGGTTGGGAAATAACAGTACATTTGCCTCTCCGCATAAAAAATTAACGAGTTTGATGATTTCGAGATATATTTGCGAGAGATTTCTCTACACGACCGCGACGTCTTCGTCATCATCGTCATGAAAGACTTACAACTTGTTTATAGTCATCGAAAATATAAGCGTCTTTTTTGTAATACCATTTGTCGGTTTTAGAGTATTCATCATCATTATCTACATATAAATATATAATTTTTGCAGAGTGTTTGAGAGATTCATAACCGATGTTTGTATTTTCAAATCCGATAATGTATTGTTCATTATTATAATAACGTTTCAAGGCCAAATCATAACTTTCAGGGTGAGGTTTCGGGTTGGTATATGTTTCTCGAAAACACCAATTTTTTATCTTATTTAAAATAGGAACTATTTCGCATATTACATCTATTGTTGCTTTACTACTGTTTGTCACTACTACTGCGTTCACCGTATCTGGATTTTTTTCGATAAAATCCAATATTTCATGGCAATTTTTAGTTGGAATTACATAAGTGAGTGCATATATGCGAAAAGCTTCTAGTTTTTCATTACGTAAATCAGAGAGAATATTTTGTGTTTCTATGATATCATGATTTGCGAGTTCACATGCAATATTTTCCAAATATGTATGGATATTTTTATAATTAATGAATCGATTCCATTCCTGGTAGGTCATAAAATTCAAATTTCTATTACGAAAAACGTGTAAATAACTGCGATAATGCGCATATGATGTATGTACAAGTGTACCGTCCAAATCGAACATTAAAAAGTAAGACGACTCGGTTGTTCCTAATCGCGGGTGTTTAAATCGTGAAAACCCACATTCGATCGTCTCATCAAACTCGCTGCTTGAAAATGAGGATATATTGTATTGTGTATCTTTAAGATTCGTATCATATGGGCGTTTGGCCATACCAAGGCGTTCTTCTGTATAATCGGGTTTAAATGGAATAATATGTAAATGCGGTAATCCTAGACAATTTGCGATTTTTACAGTCATTTGGTATTTTGTGAAACAATTATCGGGGTGATAATAATGATATACTCCGGAAAATTTGTATTCTTCTGAAAGATAATTTATTGATAATAGCGCGATTGCTCGAATAAATAAACATAAATCGGGAATATAAACTGGGCGTCGTATGTGATGATCGTCTTCATTTTTTACAATATGTGTTCGAAGATCCATTACATTTTTTGCTAAAACAGTAACAGCATTATCGTATAAAATAGAATTAGTATTCATAGAATACAGGACAGGTGTCCGGATAATACAATAATTCGGATTGTTATTATAATTCGCCTGGACTCGTAACTCGGAAATATATTTAGATATTCCGTAATTTTGAAGCGGGTTTGGTGTTGAATCGGGAAAGTATGGTGACGACGATCCATCAAAAACATAATCGGTTGATAAATGAATGAAATATATACCATATCGGGCACATAACGACGATGTCATATCTACTGCATTTATATTAACACGCATGATTGCATTCCAATCATTTTCGCAAACATCAACCAACCTTTGAACTACTAAAAATATGCATACCGTTAACTCTTGTTTATGATTTGAAAAAAAATCGGCAACTTCGGACGGATTTGTAAAATCAACTCTAAACATATTTTCTCGTTCACAGAACGTTTCATCATTACAAGAATGATATGTTCCATAATAATTGATATTTTCTCTGTCAAATAAATCACATAAATCGCGGCCAACTAAGCCAGATGCGCCACAAATAAGTATCGTCATTACTATTAATTATTTCTATATTTATTATTTAATATTTATTCGCCGTTTTCACGGATATTGTTTTCAGATCGACCTAACAATAACAAATTTGATACGTTGGATCGTTTGGCCATTTTGTTTCCGTAATCCACGCGCGTACCAAGCAGGCATTCCTCGCTTTTTTCCCCATTTTGCAATCCGGCGTTTTTGTTCGGATAAATAATAACTCCGATATGACGCAATAGCGTCGAAAGAGTCGTTTCCGTGGCTGGTACCGGTAGCCATGAGAGGCCCGCGGTTAGAAATACGAACTTTATGCTCATCGGGCATCGCAAGCGCAAATGGTGTCATGATACCGTCGATTTTGACCTTTTCGAATTTTGAAGCATCGGGTATATTGTCGCGTAAATACTGTGCGACAATATAAGATTTGTGTTGCTTTGATGCGGGGTGCCCATATCTATATTTCCATTCGGCATGCATCGCATCGATTAAATCGAGGGTCCATACAAAATTGGCTTTGGCTGCCCGGCACCAAATTGTGACGGGGTGATTCTTGTGTGCAATTTTATAAACACACGAATCGATTCTTGCATTTCCAGATTCCGACTCTGATGCTGAGTCGAGCAAACGTTTTGTTGTACAGAGCATTTGTACCGCTTCTAATATAATTTTGGCGATATGCTTGTCCATCATATATTCTGCGACTTTTGCAGGATCAAGCGAAAGAATAAACAAGTTCATCGTTACCGTATCTGTATCTGTATCTGTATCTGTATCTGTATCTAAATGTTTCTCTGACTCGATATGCATACCATAGAAGTCAAAGTAAAAATATTTCAATTTTATTTACATGAATGTTGATTCTTCAGTTATCGGTGTAAATCTTGACGAAGATTGAGCCTTCGATATTATATTTGTTGTGCTTTTATTTTTTATATTTTCAAATAATACGATTCGTTTCAGAGAGGGGTGTTTTGCACGTATTTCTGATTCAGTATAATCAGATCCTTTAAACCATATGTCCGGTTTAATTATTAACATTATATTATCAAGCTCTTTCTCATATGTATTATCAGTTTCATCATATAAAACGACGTAATTAATAAATGGCATGGTAAGCAACATGCGCGCTCTATCTTCGATATTATTTACGGGTCGCCCCGACCCTTTAATATCTCGAATCTGCTTATCCGAACTTAAACAAACAAAGAAAACATCACACATATTATTACTCTGTTTCAAGGTTGAAATATGCCCGCTGTGAAAAATATCAAAACAACCTGAAGTTAATCCATATATCGATCCAGGTGTTGATCGTAATACAGAGATAACATCTCTAAGATGTGTTTTTGTATAGATTAGTTTACTGTTGTCATCTTTGTATAAGTTAGTAATATGTAATAACGATGCAGATGAACTTACAATATTACTGGCGTGTATCTTGTCTGTATTTATCGTAAGATCTGTTATAGAACCAGGTGACAATATTGATCCATTTTTTGTCTTTATTTGACCTTCCAATAATATGTCAATAAAACACGAACGATCGGTAAAATCAACTAAATGTAAATTATTTGCAGTAATTCTAGATATTGTTGTTGATCCGTAAATAATATCGGTTTCTTTAAGATTAAAAAACGGATAAATAATATCATTCCCTGATGCATCTCCGGTTGTGTATTCGATAACCGACCCCATATATGTATTTTTATCTCTAGTATAAAAATCCTTTAAACGAAGAAGATCGTTTTTATCTGAATATGTCAGCCCTTCACACGTTTTATCGTATATTTCCACTTCTAATATAATTGAATTTGGTGAATATGCATATATACCATGAAACATAGATGCGGGAATGAAACAAACATCGCCTTCATTCAGTATTTTGAAATCCTTGTACAAATCTATTCGAAAAGTGCCAGAAATCACACATAATAATGTATCCTTGTAAAAGTGACAGTGCATAGATGTCTGTAAACCTTGGTTTACATGAAGGATCCAAATCGCTAAATCACAACTTTGAAAAGCCATATATTCATACCCCCATGGTTTAATGTATCCTTTATTCGAATAGTCATAAAAAGGCGATACTTTATATTTTTTATACTCTTCTGAGGATTGAGCAACACATTTTTCTTCTTCGATTGGCGATAATTGATAATACATTTACGTTAGTGATGTATTTATGAAGTAGTTTGTTTATGAAGTAGAGTGTTTATTATATAATATATAATATTTACGTATATGTTTACGTAAATATTTACGTATATGTTTATTATAAAATATTTGATATATCATTAATATTTATAAATGACAATATTTCCTTAAACTCCACGTTTTCGAGAGATGGTTCCGTTTTATGAACTGAATTATAATAAGTTTTAAACCAGTTATTCATTTTTAGTGCATAATCATTAGATGTAGATTCGTGATTCGTAATATAAATCGGATTTTTATGATCACGATAATAATGAAGCAAATGTTGGTTGAACCATATCCACGAAGCGCCACAAAATTGCGTTATTATAATATCACAACTTCGCGCGATATGTTCTAAAACAAATATATTATAAAATGACAATTCCTTTTCAGCATAACCAAACATTTTATCGCAGCAAATTATGTTTGGAATTAAATTAAATAAAACATTACTATTTGGCACAATAAATGTATGTGTAGTTGAATGTGTTTTTGCCAGGTTTGCGATAGTTTCATTCATATTATAGTTTACTATTATTGATCTTGGAGTAAAGTTAAATATAAAAACCAGTTTTTGTCTAGAATTAACATCAACATTTGATAATGTTTTCGTATGAAGCGACGGAATACATTTTATAATTTTATTGTCATCATTTATAGGTTCAACTATCCATGTTTCTCTTTTGCTGTTGATATTATTGTTTATTGGTGTAACAATATTATGTTGTATGGATTTAAAATTATGCAACCAGGTTATAAAGCCATTCTTAATGTAAATTTCATTTGGTATATCTACTATCGGCATAATTTTATTGTCTGGTACAGGTGTATTAATATATGACTCGTTATGCGTGGTGTTTATAATATCAAGTGTTTTCATAATTCCAGTTTTTAGTTCATTAAATATAACGTCTTCTTTGCATTCTAACGCAGCACACCATACGTTGAACATTATAACCGAGCGAATATGATCTATTTTATATAAAAAAAACCGATCGTTCATATGTTTTGATATTTCGTAACGTATATTTGCAAATAATGATTCGTACTGTTTTGAACCATCATTTTCAACGAAAGAATGTAAATTTGTGATCGATTGTTCTCCTTTAAATATATAATCTCCAAAAAATGAAAAATAACAAAATTTTCGATTTGAATTTGAAAGACAAATATGACGAATAAATGGAGATGAGAACATTATATCTCCAAAATGTGCAGGGTTATAAAAACATATAATATTGTTCTTTGACATTATATTGTTAATGGTGGTTATTGTCATTATATTATTTTTTAGGTTTATATATGTTTTATATTATTATACGAAAAACCATATAAAAGTAATTCTCAATATATATTATAAAATGCACTACACGCGTTCTACCTCTTCTCCCAACTTTAGCGCTTCGGCGTCTGGCTCTACCCAGTTTTCTGGCCCTGTTACTAGGTCCAGGTCCAAGTTGGGTTTTGGTGCTCCAAGCACCAAGTCTTATGTGTCTAATGGATTTACCATGAATTCTAACGGATATTTGGCAAATCCTACTCGTGCAGCTCAGCAAGCCGCAAATAATGCTGGTGCTCTTACTCGTAGTGAGGCAGCCCGTATGGGCTTGTCTATGGGTGGTCGTCGTTAAAATTTACATTATTGATACTATTCTCAAGTATTAACCATTAATATATACTGTGTATATTTATATAGACAGTATATATAGACAGTATATTAGATCAAATGCCGCCAAAGAAGTCATCTCCTCCAGCTAAGCAAACAAGTGAGGAGGCTAGTCAAAAATTTATGTCATCACTACTATCACGCGATGATGATATACCACGCGGACCGACTGTATCCTGGGGTATAGTAGGATTGCCGGTAGAACCATTATCACGCGAAGAATCTTGTATGTGCGATCCAGATATGCGATCTACTAGAAAGAGAGAACTAGTAAATTCTGCACGTGTTACACAAGAGTGCAAACCTTATTTAGAAGAAGGTATTCGTGACCGGCGACGTATAGCAGAACTTAAACGTGAAATAGTTCAGATTGGTATACAATTAGAGAAATTCAGTATTCCTCTAAAAGATAGACATGGTTTGGTTAGTTCAAAAAAAAAAGAAAAACAAGAACAGCTATTTACTCTACAATCGTTATATGCTATTGAACGTTTACAAAAAGAAGAAGAATTAATGCGCCTTCGAGACCGTTCATTAGAAATAAGTGAAGAAATCAAAAGCATATTAAGAAAATACGAAGACAAGAGAAGGTTTGTTCACACAAGAATCGGAGGTACACGCAGACGCACGCGCAGTAAACAAAAAAAGACAAATGGTCGCTAAAATATAAATCAAAAATTAAGTGCAAACATTCCAACGGGTTTTCGCAAAGATAATTCGACAAATACATTATTTAACAATTTATGATATAAAAATAAAATATTATAGTATATCATAAAATGTCTTTGAATTCCTCCTCTGCTTCTGCTGCTTCCGCTCTCCCTCTGCACTGTTGTGCTGGAGGACAGCGTATGTTTGTTTCTGAAATGCCTTCTGCAAAGTTGTCTTTTAACATCAACGCTTTTAACGGTAACACTACGAATTTTAATAGACGCCCGTCTCCAAGTTCGAAGTCGATTTCGGCGCCAACTGTTCTCCCGATCCAACCTCATGAATCTCCGTTTGGTTTTTACAAAACTCAGCTTCCACGAGTCGGATTAATTAGACCGATGTAATATTGCATTCTATCAGAAATAAAGCCAAAAGTCACAATACATTATTTAATATAATAATATAAATTAATATAAAATTAATATTATTTATTATTTATAAAATGAACATTACTTCTGAAACTGATAACAAAAAAGGCAGATCGTCTATTACAGGCAAGGAAATATTTGCATCTACGTCTATGGCATCAGAGATACCATTCGATGCGAAAAATAGTAATGAATCGCTTAATCCGACGCAACCAGTATCAAAATGGACAGCATGGTTTAACTGGTTTAATAGTAATTCTCCGTTTGTAAACTCAAAAGGCGATTCAAATAGTAATCCTATGTATGTAACTGGTCATTAATTTTAGAATGTAAATCCATAATATACAAAAAACAACTTTAAGTCATCTTCGTATATTATGTATATACCCACAACCTATTTAGACTAACGTTTTACAAATATAATGCCTCGTAACTCAATTTCATCTTCTTCGAATGAAGTAATCTCAGCACCTTCGTCGACAACAGACATTATTGATAGTAATATTGCGAGTACATGCGTATTGGGTTCAAAAGCTGCTGCTAGTTTATCTACGAAGACAACTGCTCAAGATGATCAAGCGCTTAAAAACATCAATTATAAAAATATGCTTCTTACTGGTAATTACGGTATGATCAAACCTGATATTGTTACGCACCCAAACATAGATGCAATTTTGGAAAATGAAAAAAACACGAATAAGAGTGATCCGTGGAACAAGCTTGATAAGTCTGCAAAGGTTGTTAAACTTCGGGATTTTGCATCAAGACATGGAAAAGAACACGAGCTTACCGAACGAGAGACAACTGCGCTTTATCAATTTCTTCTTTCTAATTTGGAACAAAAGAAACTGGTTCGTGCGAAGGACGTTATTTATGATAAAGTAACCGGATTGATAGCAAGCATTCCGTGTCTTCTTTTTAATTCGGCACTTAAAAAATTCACGCTTAAAAGATGTGATAAGCGTCAATCTACTTTAAAATCGCTTGCGCCGACTGGAATGTCGAAGAAACGAAAATTGGTTGTAAAAGGTAGTGGGGCTACTGGAAATGGTAATGAATCTCATCATAGCCAAGGTTCAGTATCATCTGCTGGCGGTAGCGATATTGAATCATAAATTTATTTTTTACGCATGATACTATTTTTACGGGTTCGGTGTTTAAGGCGGTGTATTATTTTCCCGCTGGACGATTTACGCGTGATACTTCGATATTTACTTTTGTATGTATTATGCTTCTTACTGTGTCTACGTTTTGGCATAGAAACCACACCACTTGCACTAATTTTGCGCGCACTAGATGCATCACATTTTGACGAACATTTCATTTTCATTAAATTTTTTGTTATCATATCTTCGTGCGCTAATACAACGTCAACCATATGTTGATAAAATTTTCTAAAACTAGATTTATTTTTGCGCAATTCTGCAAATGTAAACCACTTTATTTCCGCTTTTTCTAAAAGACCATTTGTCGGGTTATTTTTCGCACCTGGCAGATATTTCTCGAAAAACTTATAATTATTTCTGTAATATTCTTCCAATCTCTCGTCGTAGTGAGTTTTAAAGACAATCGTAGTATATGAATCATATTTCAATTCTGCTACTTTCTTTTTCGTCGCGATATGTTTCATTTGACTTTGTGACCCCAATAAACCATTTAATTCTTCACTCCCTTCTCTTGCTGCAGCATCTATAATTGATTCTTTTGGTTTTGTTCCACCACCAAAATCAGCCCAACCGGGAGTATCATTTAACTCATTCTCTCTACCAAACAATAAATAAACGCAGCCATGATGAAACGCCGCAGGCAATAATCCAGCGCCGACCATTAAATTAAAAAATACTAAATATACTTTATATGTATAAAATTGATATTATATATAGCGATTTAATAAATATTAAATATTATATTATATGTATTTGATATGACATATGATATTACAAAATTTGAGAATATGGGGCGCGATTCTGACATCAAGAAAGATACGCGATTATCTGAGACAACCGACTCTGAGACCGATACCGATGAGACCGATAGTGACACCGATACAGTCGGCTCAGACTCGGGTATTTCGCCATACTCCATACTTCCCACCGAAGAAGAACAAGACGTCATAGTAAATGAAGCGCTTGATGAGATCACCGAATATATGGAACAAAGAGCGTTAGATTACAAACGTGAAGATTTTAGCAATGACGTTCTAGAAGATGCAGTCTATAGTTATTTATGCTCGCATTTTTCAGAATTTGTACCGCATCGGTCTAATTACTCTAAAGAAACATCGGCGGAAGCTGATTCACTAAATGATGTATTTGAAATTTATCTTCATGAACTTTATTATGTGATCATCGATAGATTTTATGAAGAAGTTGCCCCTCCAAGGGCATATCCCGATTCCTTTATTCGAGATACCAATACCACAGAATGCGAAGTAACAACCAAATTGGATATTTTACGTGCAAAACCCCAACCAGAGCAAAGAACAACTGATTGGTATTTACGTCGAAATAATCTAATTACTGCAAGTGCTGCATCTAAAGCATTCGGGTCACAATCCGCCGTAAATCAGCTCATTTATGAGAAATGTAAAAACTATACAGCGGTTTTCGATACGGGGGAAACACATGAAAATAATACGTTAATTATCGAAAAATTAAATGTATCCGACGATTCGACAAGTGAAAATACAATAGTAGATAATTCCGGTAATAAAGAAACGCACAAAATTATCATATCTAGTGAAGCGATTATTCCTACAGCGCTTCAACAACAACAACATGTTTCTGTGAATTCTCCGCTTCACTGGGGGCAACGTTATGAACCGGTAACGGCTCAGTTATATGAATATAGAAACAATACCAAACTAGGCGAATTTGGTTGCATTCAACATGACGCATATGCATTTATAGGTGCGTCACCTGACGGTATTAATATTGATCCGAATTCTCCTTTATATGGTCGAATGGTTGAAATTAAAAATATAGTAAATCGCGACATTACCGGGATTCCAAAGGAGGAATATTGGGTTCAGACTCAGATCCAGATGGAAGTGTGTGATATTGATGAAACCGATTTTGTGGAAACTCGCATTAAAGAATACGAAGACGAAGAGTCATTTTTAGCTGATTCTCCGAATGATTTGCCGTGTTCTAGAAATTATACCGAAAAAAAACTGGAAAAAGGAATTATTTTATGGTTTCAACCATCACCTGTTAAAAATCCAAACGGTTCGGGGTTTATTTATTCGATGCCATTATATGAATATTCGCCTCTAGGTTTATCACAGGACGAATATGACAAATGGGAACAAGAAATATTCGCAAAACACGAAAATACTTGTTGTTTTTGGGTTAAAAATATTTATTGGTATGTAGATCAGTATAGTTGTGTTCTTATATTGCGGAACAGATTATGGTTCCAAGCAGCGGTTTCTGTTTTACAAGATTTATGGGAAACGATTGAAAAAGAACGCAAAACTGGTTTTGCGCATCGTGCACCAAAGAAAAAGACGACGAAATCTTCGATAGATTGCAGCGATTCAACCACCGAATACGTTAATGTTGTAAAGGTTGATCTAACAAGCACCGCAGATACTACTGTTAATAAAACATCAAATAATGTGATGAGACCATCAGATGTTTTAATAAAATGTTTTAAGATTGATAATTTAGATATGGTCGATTCATAATTACAGTCGTGTAGATGCATAATAACCTACTCGTTTATCTGGGATATCAAACGGAAGTGGCTCGGGTACTTTTTGTTCAGCGGGCTCTTTTGCATCATATAACGCACCACACATGGAAGCGGGTCTACATGTTCCGTTATCAGGCGTAACCCATTCACGAACATTATTTGTCGCCTGATCATAACTGCTAACACTTCCAGCAACTGGATACAGTTTTGAATTATTTTCTGAATTATTATCACGAAAAATAATACCATAATTAGATTTTTTTTTGGGGTATATTGGATATAATAATGGTTCATCTACTTCATGAGGAAAGTCGCCTGACGGAACACGATCCGCAGTAAATCCGTCCTTCATATTAAATCTCTTCAATATATCGAAATTCGTTGTTTTTGTTATTATTAAATACAAAAGAGCAGAAATCCCTGCTAAATAAAAAAAAGCAATAAATGTTAAGAATATAACACGATTAAAACCCATGGCGTAATAATAAAATTTTGAATAATAATGTACTTTAATTATATCGTATATTATTATTTTGTAGTTATGTAATAATAGTAATAATAGTAATTATGTAATAATAGTGTTATTATTAACAATTCATATATAAAAGATTCACTATAGTGTATATACTAAAACTGAATTAAACCGTTATTACGTAAAAATATATTCAGGACTAAATACGCGATAATGCATAATACGCAAGAACCTAATGACGATATGCAAGACATGCGCGTTATTAAACGTAATGGTAATCGCGAAATCGTGGCATTTGATAAAATACTAGCTAGAATAAAAAACTTGGGATCACAGGCGCAAATTACAGGTGTAAACTATACAACTCTTGTTATTAAGATTATCGATCAGTTATATGATGGAATCCCTACAACGAAAATAGACGAATTGACCGCTCAGCAATGTGCGATGATGTCGGTTCAACACCCAGATTACGGTACACTTGCGTCCTATATTATTATTTCAAATGCGCATAAAAATATATCAAATGGTGGATTTCATCAAGCGATGCAATTATTGTATGAATTTCGTGATGCGAATGGAAAACATATGCCGATTATTGACAAACGTATTTGGGATTTTTTAAATACACCGTATAATAGAGATGAACCTGTATTAACGAGCCTTCTGTCGCCGAATACGGACACTAAGACGAATTGTCGACTGATCGTCCACGAAATCGAGATGATGATAGATGATAGTCGTGACTTTTTAATTGATTATTTTGGGTTTAAAACACTTGAACGTTCATATTTAATGCGTGTTAATGGAACTATAGTTGAACAGCCACAATATATGTGGATGCGTGTAGCGATAGGTATTCATGCATTTCGTAAAGATACACAATCACAACATGAACTTCTTACGTTTATTAAAAATACATACGATGCGATGTCTTTAAAATTTATGACACATGCAACCCCAACTCTCTTTAACGCCGGTACTCCTCGGCCGCAATTAAGTTCTTGTTATTTGATTGCGATGGAATCTGATAGTATCGACGGTATTTTTGATACATTAAAGGACTGTGCTAGAATATCAAAGCATGCGGGCGGAATTGGGCTACACATTCATAATATTCGTGCATCTGATTCGCATATACGCGGCACAAATGGAAAATCAAATGGAATCGTTCCGATGTTACGCGTATTCAATAATACTGCACGATACATCGATCAAGGTGGTAGAAGAAATGGTAGTTTTGCTGTATATTTAGAGCCATGGCACCCCGATGTAGAAGAATTCCTTGAAATGAAGAAAAATCACGGCGATGAAGAAATGAAGGGTCGCGATCTGTTTTATGCATTATGGATTTCAGACTTATTTATGGAGAGGGTTCGCGGTGGTGCGGGTGTAAATGACATGTGGTCGCTTTTTTGTCCAGATGAATGTCCCGGTCTTTCAGATGTATACGGTGACGAATTCAAAACCTTGTATGAAAAATATGAGAATGATGGACGAGCAAGACGTCAAGTAAAAGCACGTGATTTATGGTTTAAAATTCTAGATAGTCAAATGGAAACAGGGACACCATATATATTATTTAAAGATTCGGTTAATAATAAATCAAATCAAAAGAATGTCGGTACGATAAAAAGTAGTAACTTATGCACCGAAATTATGGAATATTCCGATGAAAATGAAACGGCGGTTTGCAATTTGGCGAGCATCGCACTAAACCGATTTGTAACGGTAAAAGCCGCTGATTCCGGTACTTGTAATTTTGATTTCGAAGAATTGGAGAAGATTACTGCACTTATTGTAGATAACCTTAATCAAATTATAGATATTAATTATTATCCTACCCAAAAAACAAAAACAAGCAATTTGCGTCATCGGCCTATTGGAATTGGTGTTCAGGGATTGGCCGATGTTTTTATGATGATGGATATTCCATTTCATAGTGAAGAAGCAAAACAGCTTAACCGAGAGATTTTCGAAACGATTTATTACGCGGCGTTACACGCATCTATGGATATTTCATTTCGTTGCGGCTCATATGAAACATTTATTGGTTCTCCAGCATCAAAAGGCATTTTACAATTTGATATGTGGAATGTTGATCCAACACTCAGAGAACCAGTATATCGCAAAAAAATATATAATTGGAATAATTTGAAGGATAAAATAAAACAACATGGTCTTCGAAATTCTTTGTTACTTGCACCGATGCCGACAGCAAGTACATCACAAATTTTGGGAAATAATGAATGTTTTGAACCAATTACTAGTAACATTTATACACGTAGAACACTTGCGGGTGAATTTATTATTGTGAATCGTTATTTAATACGTGAATTGATTCAATTGGGTTTGTGGAATGAGCGTATAAAAACGAATATTATTGCAAATAATGGAAGTGTTCAATATATTGAAGGTCTGTCCGAACATATTAAACAGAAATACAAGATTGTATGGGAAATGCCGATGAAACACATTATAGATATGGCGGCGGATCGAGGTGCATTTATTTGTCAAAGTCAAAGCATGAATTTATGGGTGGAAGAACCGAATTATAATATTCTTACATCTATGCTTTTTTACGCATGGAATAAAGGACTCAAAACTGGTGTATATTATTTGAGACGAAAGGCAAAACATCAACCGCAACAATTTACGATAGAGCCTGAAAAGAAGGGTACGGGAGATGATGAACATGAAATATGCGAGTTTTGTTCTTCGTGAATATCTTCGGAACGGATAGAATAAAATTGAATTAATATCTTTCATTTATCACAAAGATATTAAAGAACAAACCAAGATATTATTACTACGTCGTCGTCGTCACCACAATCCCCATCATAACATGTGGGCAGCAATTGTAAAAGGAACTGCAAAAGCGGGAGAAATGTTCGCCCAAATAGAACATTCAATACAAACAAAATTCACGAAATCGGATCATGTGAATAAAGAACCTAGATGCCCATGGACCAACGTTGTCATATCCCAAGAGGAACATGAAGAAAATAAGGGGGATCCACATTTTCCTCCAAAATGGAGGCTTCGAAGAAATCCAACGGATACTATTGGTTTACCCACCGAAAAAAATGACAAGAAATATTCTGATGAATTACATATCGAGCGCATTCGATTATGGGGGAAGAAGAACAGATTCCTCCACCCACCAATATTAAATTTAGACTGTGGGGTGCAGAATTTAACCAAAATAGAACAGCAAATGCTGAGCAGTTTCAAAAATAGAGGGTTTTCGGTGGCGTCAAATAGTTTCGACGATAATTCAAGTAGTGAAACCATAGCCACTATAGGGTTTAGTATAGACAGACAACGGCTTTCTGCATATAATCCGTGGTTCGTATGCAGCAAAATGGACTCAAATCGGCCTCATCTTGAATCGAAAAAAAACGACATCTGCTTTACTGTCCCGTACAATACTCCCGGTGATGATTCATCTATCGATCTCGCCAACTTATATCTCTGGCCTTTACTGCACTCTAGATCAGAGGAAGTCGTTGCCTGTCGAACATTTGGAGATTGGAAGCGATTATTTTACGCTACGATCCATTTAGCATTTCCTTCATACCACGAATGGATTTTACTGAATAATACAAAGTCAATATTTATATCAGCGTCCGAAAAGGCAAAATTTCGTATGTTTGAAGAAAACGTCAATCCGTCGCGAGCGTTATATTTACTATCGATCAAATCCAACTTTTGGCCCTATGGACACGAATCGTATATTCCGAAATGGACCATTTTGCCATACAAGCAAACATTTACATCTTCAATTTTAAAAGAGAGACTCGCAGAAATAGAAGAAATGAAAAGAAAATACCCTAAAAATGCAATTTTCACAATATACAAAAAAACGGTTAGACCGTCGTCTGTAAATAAAGACAATCACTTGAATACCGCAGATGGCGGCGCAGAATCGGACGCAGAAGGTGTGCAAAGAGAATTCGCGATCGAAGGCGGGCGTAATGCAACCGGATTATGTTCCGTGAAAAAACTGAAGATTCATGGTGATTCTGCAGAAATTACATGGCTTGTGAATGCAAAGTTTCTTCGAGAAATGAAGCGTGTACATATATTTTTAGAGAAATCTCCGTGGCCAAAAGTACATGATCATTATTATATATTCGACAATTAAAAATAGTAAGTAGTACCCGAAATATAAACTTTTGTCATTCTTGTTACTATTTTTTTATCTATATCAAGCGAGTTTCCTTCATTTTGACGTAGCATTTCAGACACACTTCCACATCAATCTTTGAATTATGCAACCCCACCGGGTCAGGCTCCTGATCACCAAACAAGAATCGATGCAACTCGATCAATTTGGGATATTTCAAAGAAACTGAACCATCGTCCCACATTTTCTTAATCTGGCACATTTTTGTACCCTCCTTCATCGTACAGTATTCGCCCATCGGAAAACGAAAATTAAATATTCTGTTTCTGTGTAATTCAACCTTCAACATATTCATGTCAAATTCCAAGTTATGTGCAACAGCGACACCACAACGATCAGCCGCCCTCTTAAAATCAAATAGCGCAACCTCAATTGCAACACCCTGTGCCCTCGACAGTTCGCTCGTAATGCCGTGAATCGCGGTAGATTCAGCCGATATCGGAATATGTGTTCCGATACATATAATATTGTCCGATTCATCTTCAACCTGTTTGGTTTCATCATTATAAATGACCCAACTCAACTGCACGATGTGAGGCCATTTGTCCACCACATTTACTGCGACATTCTTGGGTGCAAGACCGGTTGTTTCAGTATCAAATACAAGAACGCGCATTCCAGAAATCGTTGTTTTGAAAGTTCTTGATATAAAGAAGCATGTTATTTCTTTATATCAAAGATTTGGAATCAATTTTTTAATATTATTATTCGTGTTTACTTTCCGAGAGCTGCGGCAACAGCAAGAACTGCAGGGCCACCGGGCAACGTTCCGATGACTGCATTTACAACTGGCCTCACAAAGGGTTTCAGCGGCCTCAGGACCTTGCCTAACTTCAATTTTGCTTCGGGAGATTGTTCACTAGAGAAATTCATTTCAAATATTATTATACTATATAGAATTATTATAATTTTATATCATATTTCTAATTATTTGTATTTATTTATTAGACATGCGAAATATTCTAAATAATAGTATCTATCCACAGAATGCATTACCAAATGCAACCACCGCAAGAATTCCCAATACTAATCCAATATGATAATTATACTGCATCGTGCGATATACATTCAACCATGCCTCTGTTTCTTCACCTGATTTCAGATGAAGCACCATCCAATCGCTTTTAGGTGTCAGAATATAGTAAAAGTAATTTACGCTAAATGTAACTGCGGCAATCATACACAATAGTCCTCCTTTTGATCCAACAAAATATTTACGGCAACATACCATTAGTATCATCGCTAGAATGAACCCAAGAAATAACCCCATAAAATATATACCTTGTCTTTCTTTGGTAATAGCTGCATATCTATTCTGGTTCTCCGGTGATAATTTTGCAACAAAATCTTGGATAACTTGCGTTTTATGTCCAAATGAACAACAGTATATATTTGCAACGATGAAAATAAATGCAATCGAGCAACTTAACGCACACACCATTTTACGTACGGTGAAAATATATAAATATATAAATATATAAATATAATAAATATTATAATATACTTATATAAAAAATTGATTAAAACAACTCTGTATAATTTTAAATTTACTAGTAGTATTTTCATTTATCTATAATGTCTTCCCCATCGTCTGTCTGCGAAATAAAAGAAGATCCTGTTCAAGATCAGGTCAACGACCCCAAAAACGAAAACTCACTTGAACTATGTAATATTCTTAGACATACGATTACTGACCTTAACCATACTATAAAAAATATGGAAACCGAGATCATCTTTCTTCGGAAAGAGAATTTTCGCCTTGAAAACGAATACCTTAAATCATTTGAAATGATCACAAATCTAAATATAACAAACAGAGCAGCCGCAACACAGCAACAAGATCGAACGCATGAGCGCGGTTTTGGTAACTACGGAGTGAATGACTGGTAAACCGGTGAGATATGATATTGATATTTTCATTCAAATGTTTTACAAATCCCATATGACCTTCTGTGCCATTGTGTTATTCCATGTTCCCGAATCCCGTCCATGTGTTTTTTTGCACCATAACCTTTATTACCGCGAAGTGAATATAGTTCATCGAGGACAGGATATTCGTCGCATAATTTCTCAATATATTCATCACGAGCCACCTTTGCTAGAATTGATGCTGCTGCAATACACGCATATGTGTTATCACCGCCTTCTACACATACATGCGGTATGTATTCCATCTCACCAGATTCTTGATTGAATTTCCCCATAGGTATAAAATCATTTCCATCTATGAGAAGCATATACTCTGAATTCCGATATGTCGAAGGAGAGGTTAGTTTAGAACGTATTTTCGAACCATCACTTATTTTACTGGAGTGTGCGTGTTTATTCATTACCGCATCGATCGATGCCCGCATACTTTGTAATGTTGCTCTACGAATATTTATACGATCAATAACATCTGATTCTTCATATGTTATCGCCCATGTAACGCCTGGGTGCGTTTTTATATATTCTGAAACTGATTGAATCTTTTTTTCAGAATGAAATTTTTTACTGTCTTTCATGAGAGAAAAGTCGAAATTACTATCTTCCTCTGACAAAGGTTGCACCGGTAAAATTACCGCCGCAGTATACACCCGGCCAAATAACGGCCCTCGCCCCGCTTCGTCCACACCAATTATTGATTGTTTTGTTATTTCACAACCACTTGCATCTATATATCTTGTCGCAAGAACCGACGCCGGTGTTTTTCGTTTATTTGTAATGCAAACGACTGCAGCGTCTGTCATATTAATCCGCAAGAATGTGACTTTATCCTTCATTATAATATTTAATAATCAAATCAATTATTTTTAAATAATCATTTATATTTTTATTATATAAGTATATACATAATATTATCATTACATACAATAGAATGAAATTGGAGAAGATTCATCTTTTTTTGATTTTAATATTTAGTTTAATTCTAGCATCAAGTTTAGGCAAGTATGTCCGCGATGGTTTTGATAGTGCCCCCCGTCCACCACTTCCTGACGCGTTAAAACCCGTTGACACACGTAGTCTGGAATCTAACACAAAGTTACCAACTAACGTAAAATATGACTCAACAATAAATGGCGGTATTAGTGCTTCATCTGTCGGTTCGCCCGTTTCAGCATTATCCCCTAGCACATTCCCTTTAAACATGCCTAGTGGAATTCCAGGCATGAATAGTGTTTCTGGTAATGACCAAGCCGGATCCGCTGCCGCTGGTGCAGGTGCCGGAAAAGCCGACAAATGCCCACCTTGCCCTGCTTGTGCTCGTTGCCCAGAACCGGCTTTTGAGTGCAAGAAAGTACCAAATTATTCTAGAACTGAAGACATCAACGCACCAAAACCAGTTATGGCGGATTTTAGCCAATTTGGAATGTAAATACTATATCATACGCATATACATAGATAAAAAATAATTTTACTTTTTTATATATGATACACACATTTCATCACATATATTTCTTACCTATCCTCTTATGCGATCGTGTTCCGCTTCTCTTCTTCTTTCTTCTTCAAGATCCAGATACGCATTCACTCTGTCGTTGTTCTCCAGCCAGTATGGGATTATATTCTCTTGATTCTCGAAAATGTGCTCTTGCGCGTGAGGATATTCTTCAGGTTGGTGATTATTGAGAATGCGCCCCAGCATTTGATAGTTTTCGACACCACGTGCCACAGCGCGGCCCCTGTATTCATTT